CCAGAGCCCACTAAACTAGCACCTAAAGCTGCGATTTCTCCAGAAGCCATACCACCAACTGCACCCAAGGGTCCTATACGAGTTACTACATCAGAAATAAGAGGTGCCGAAGCCGCCGTTTTATTGCTTAAATAGTTAATTTTGTCAGCTAATTTTTCTACTTCACCTTGATTAATGCTAAAAGAAGTACGCCATTTAGCCATCATATCTCCGGCTTCACTAGCAGAAATGTCAAAAGCAGTCCCCATTTTAGCAGCAGCTTCAGCAAAATTAAGTAAATCTTTCTGTGCTATGCCGGATTGTCCGCCCGCTGCAACAATAGCAGCTAAATCATTGGCAGTCATCGGTAATTTTTGTGATAACTCTAAAATATCCTTGTTCATTTGCTGAAATTGTCCATCATCGGCAAAATCTACTACCTTTCGCACATCAGACATAGCGGTTTCAAACTCTATCGCCTGCCGTACGGGAAATGAAAATGCATATGCACTACCAACCAAGCTTAGCATATTACTTTCGCTACTACTCATAGAAATTCTATTCTGATTCACCTTACCTTGAATTCTTAAATAACTGTTAGCTTTATTTTTCAAAACATCATAATTTTGCGACAGCTTACATATTGCGTTTTCATAGCTTTTTGCACTCAATACTCCTAGTTTAAAAGCCTTGGTTACGCCTTTGCTAACTGCTTTATTCTCTTGCATTCTTTGGTTAAGCCTCAAGATTTGCGAAGAGGCAGAAGAAAACGCTGTATTAAAATTCTGTTGTATTGCAGCCGCGATTTTAAAGCCAAAAACAAATTCTTTCAACCTATATAATCCTCCTTTCCCTAAAAATATGTTATAATTAAGCCAAAAAAGAAGGTGATTATTGTGCTCGATATTTTTTTAACATTCATATGTTTAGGTTCATTCTGTATGTTTCCTTTTATAATCTTAAAAGTTTTATATGACATCTATGATAATTTTTTCAGAAACTAGTTTTACCGAAAATGCCGTAAAGCCCCTGGCTTTAGCCATGGGGAGTATGTCAATAGGTGGATTTTTTATTTACAAGCTCCACGTACTCCGTCAGCTCTGATAACTGCAACTTTAAATAAAACTTTACGGATGTAAACGTGGCCATAGCTAAGCCTACAGCAAGCTCTTTTAAAGGCTTGGAGCTTTCCAGGCCTAGCTGAGCAAAAAACTTGCTACCGGAACAATAATCTTTTTGAAATCAACAGAGTTCATTTCCATAATTTCATCAACCGACACACCAATCATTTTAGCTGCAATAACAGCTTGAAAATTCATAGAAAGAAATACTGTAGGAGTTGTATCACCTAGCATACGCACTTCTTTTTCCGCTTCAATCAAGTCTTTGCCTCGAATGGCTTCAAAATTTAAGACAATCTCTTTCACCTCTTCGCCTTTAATAGTTAGCGAATGAATCAAAATAATTTTTTCCATTTTTTCATACCTCCATATTCAAGAGTTTGCCTCCGGTTTGGTGCCGGAGGCTTTTCTTTTAAGCTAAACCGAGTGCCTCACGCATTTGTGCGAGATAATCAGTATCGCCGACCTTATAAATGTAGTTATACTTGTCATACTCTAATAAATCGTTACCATCTACGGTAACCTTGATGTACAGCACCTCCATTTTATTGGCGGTGCCAGTGCTAGCATTGACGTCTAACTTGCCGATGCTTAACTCTTTTGGTCGACCGACAATAACAACCTTAATCGGTTGCTGTCTGATAGTACGGTTAGCACTGTCGTACACATCTTGAGCACCGCGTAAGTCAAAGGTAAATGCCTTGGGAGCCATTAAATACACGTTGCTTTTGTTAAGAGTACGCCAGTTAAAAGTAACCTCCATACTGCCCATATGACCAGTAGCAGGAGCGTCGATTTCGCCCGCAATACCTGCACCTTTGACAGTTTCTGTCATTGCGGTCAAGGTAGGCATATCAACGTCGGCGATACCGATTAAATCGGCACCGTCCTCGTAAACTCTAAAATTAATTAATTTTTCGGGTACTTGCATGTTTTACACCTCCTCCTTATTTAAACAGGCTGCTAAAATAGCTCGGGTCGTATTCCAGTACGTTATCAATTTCGTGTGCTGGTGCGGGCGGAGTGATGTAAGTATGGAATTTAACGATACCATCCATAAGATTAGTCACGGGGTTTTCATCCTCGTAAAATTCTACACGGCCGCCTAAAATAGCACCTTGTGCTTTCAGACCGTTCAGGCGGATGTTTTCGCTGTCGACAACGGTCTGAATCAAGCGTTTATTAATCGGTTGGTCGAGTTTTTGCCAATAGGTTTGGATGAATGTTTGTGCGTGCCACATGAACATTCTACGAATGCTGATAAAGCAATCTTTGGGGTCGGTGTTGGCAGGATAGCACGCGGTGCGGTTGCCGAACAGTTTCCAACCGCCAATAAAATTAATGGCGGTTACAATACCTTGACCGTTCAGGTATTCCGCCTCGTCAGTGCCTAAAATTACTTCTTTCCCGTCTGCAAGACAAATACCATTGCATTGCATGGATTTATTAGACGGGGATTCATACGGGATGTCACCGTTCTTGCTGTCTGTTTGTGCCAAAACACCTAAAGCGTGGGTGGACATATGATAAATATCATCACCCAGTTTCACCATCGGCCAACATACTACCTGGTTAGGTGCGGTATAGTTGTTATCATCTTTCCATTTTTTTACGTCGGTGTACTTGGTCACGGTGCTAGCAGGCACGTCCAACAATACCATCGCGGTAAAGTGACCGTTGATGTTGGTCGCTTTAGCGGTCATTACCGCTGCAACCTTAGGGTCATCGCTGTAGCCAGGGGCTAAAATCAAGCCAGGCACAAGACCAGTCAAACTAAACACCTTGTTAAGGCACTCGAGGCCAGTAGATTTACCACTAGCGATATCTACACCACCGATTACAGCCTCTGCGTTGACCTTGCTCGGGTCGAGAGCATTGTAATCGACAAACAGACTAGACGCCTCGTGTACTTGACCACCCTCTAAAACAGTGATATTGAGTACACCTTCCGCGTCATAGCTAGCTTCATAGTCGACGCCTGCTTTCAAAGATTCACCTGCAGACAGTTTTTTGACATTGAGGCTTTCCAGTAATACAGGTGCTTCGATTTTTGCGACCTTGTCGGTAATATGTACCTCTTTGCTAGCCTCGGTTTTCTTAAATTTTTCGGGGTCAAGTACGTTTACAAAAACTACAGGACCGCGGTTATATAACGCAAACTGGCTAGTCATAACCTCGCACAAAGTGTAAGTATCCCAATCGTCACTATAGCCTAATTGACTAACGGCTTCCTCGTAGCTGTGGCACAGGATTGGTTTATTAGCCATTGCTCTGTCTTTGGCTAAATGGATAGGTGCTGTACCGAACACTACAGGTAAGCCCGCGGTGGTATTGACTGCGGGGATAATGCTAGTGGGTACTTCGCTGACGTATACGCCATGTTTATAAGCCATTTCTTAAATCTCCTTTGCTAAATTGTAATATTTATTAAGCGGTGTGCCTTTGGTGTTAACCTCCTCCACCGCTCTGCTTAAGTCCTCAACAGGAACAAACAGACGGGCTAATTCGGGCATGGCTTCAAACTCGCTACTTAAATTTTGCGGTAAACCGCCGATAAATGTAGAGTAACGCATTAATCTGCCACGGCTCAAATTCGGACCGACATAAATTCTTGTTTTTTTAATAGCCAAAATTAATATCCTCCTCGTATGGTTGACCGATAGTATATTTTGTGACGATTCTGCCCTGCCATTGTGGTACGGGCTGTGCGTCGGGTATCTCAAGCTTGACTGGCATTACTAACCTGTGGGCATTCGCGACAGTCCTGTATTTTAACAGGTGCTGTCTGATATGTTCCATCAAGTTATACAACGTACGCCACGGCTCATTTTCTCCGCCATCATAAATACTAAAACCTATCTCAACGCTCGCTACGCTCATATCCGTATCACTGGTATCTTGTGAGTCGGTGACCAGTACATATATGTGTGAGCTCTGTTCATCAGGTTTCAGTCTTAACGGCGGATAGCCTGCGTATACCTTGATTTCCCTGTGTCCCGTGGGTTGCTCGGTGCTATATTCCGTCACAATCGGTCTTAGATATTCAGCTAGATTGTCCATTAACTCGACAGTTGTCATTTTTTCTTACCTCGCTTGCTCGGGATATCATGGGTGGAGCGGTACTCGACCTCGCGCAAAAATCTATCGCTTAAATACTGCCCTGCATCAGTCTCAATCTCTGCAACAACGTCGGGATTGCCCAACATCTGCGGGACTGATGGACCGTATGGCACCTTAAGCGGATATGACGCGGGCTGTGTACGTAACATCAACCCACGATACCCACGACGTGACGTACCGCTAAACAGCCCGTGTACTGGTTTGAATGAGCCGTCACGTCTTAACCGCACGCGTAACGGCTTATTGCGTTGCTTGCTTTGGTTACCCCTAACGCTAAACGCTGATAACAGTAACGGTCTACCCTTACTGCTTACAGTGCCTTGAAGATAAGACGATTTTGCACGCTCGATATGGATGGTATCCTTGATATCTTTAGCCGATACTACATACTGTTTGCGGACGGTGATAGATATTTTTGACTTGACGTGTGTAATGGTGCGGTTAATCGCCGCCAGTGCTGCCGATTTGATTTGCTTTGGTTTATCCGCTAAAATCTCTTCGGCATATTTGACGTTTGACGCCTCTATCTTAATCATCTGTCGTTACCCACGAGCTGTATAGTTAAGATACCCATATCGTCACCGACACTCTCGACGTCATACATTTTGTCGTCAAGGTAAAAACGCATACCGTAGACTGGCACGTCGGGCAGATCTGATTTTAAGCAGTTGACTTGCAGTCGTGTACCGTAAATACCGTAATAATTATCGTCCTTGCCTGTGTCAATACTTAAACTCTGTGCCACGGATATATCCTGCACTATTGCCTTAGCCTTGGTTCCGTTCAGGCAGTGGATTTCTGCAAAATCTAGCTCGTTTATAAACACCGCGTTGTTGTCGATTGCTAGCTGTGCTTTAAAATCAAGCATTTTTTAACACCTCGATAATATCAGCCTTGCGTCGCAGTCCTGTAATATCTACACCACTTGTTTTTGCGAGTGCTTTCAGCTCGTCCACGGTCATGTCCTCGTATGTCGGTGTAACAGTCTCAAACTCCGTGGGAGCCGTTGAGATGAGATAACGGGCGTCATCGACTGGGATATCCACGACGGCACCCGCATTATACTCGATGCCGTCGCGTTTCAGGCTAAATTTTTTAACCAGTACTTTCATTTTGATTATTTTACTTTGATAACAGCCCAGTCATCAGCATAACGCGGGCAGACTACACAGCGGGAGGACAGTGCCAAAGAAGATACATCATTTTCGGCATCCGCAGTAATTTTAGGAATGTACATACCCTCGTAGGTATGCAGTTGATTATCGGATTCCATTTGAGTAACCGCACCAAAAAGACGTTGACCACAGCCAGGGATACCTACAACTACATGATCGTCGGGGATATATTGTTGCAGGGTGCCTTTGTCGTCCTCATAAACACCGTCATATGCGTACAGCTCCATATTTAAGGCTTGGATGTAACCTACACGCATGAGGTCGGGACGTTGCAGACGCGGTTGCATACTCATCAAGGACAGATTTGCCGCGGTCGGTACCATCATGTATTTTAATAACTGGTCGTTATTGAGCAGGTATTTTACAACGTTGCTAGACATAATTGCGACGGTCGGGATTTCACCTGCGTTTCTGCGGATTTTTTGGGATACGTCGCCGATGTCGTCATAGATTTTAGCCGCGGGTTTATCCCAGGTGTTGCCGCTGATAGTGGTTTTGTTGTTAAAATCAAAGCTCAAGGTGTCGATTTTTTGAGTTACGCCGTCATCTGCCACACCTTCAATTTTGTAGGAACCATTAATTAATAATTGTGCAGCCATCCATTCTTGACGGCGGGCAATCATGTCTTGTAAGTCCGCCAAATCGCGGGCACGCATTTCTACAGCACGTTCTTCGGGGGTTTTGTTACTGTAGACACCTTCGCCAAAACCGCGAGCCATAACATCGTCTACAGCAATAACGCGTTTAGGACGCATGAGCGGAGCTTTATACACACGCAGTTCGGAGCCGACACGGGATACGTTAACACCTTTAGTGTTCGGCACGATAAACGGTGCCATACGACGACCGCCTTTGCGGTATTCGATTTCTACGGTTTCAGTAACAAAAGTACGCACATTCGGGAAAAATACGTCTACGAGGGTAGTGGTAGGTTTGTGGGAGCGTTCAATCGCTTCCAACATGGTTCTAGTAGTGTTGATATCAAACATATTACTGTGTCCTCCTTATTTTAAAGCAGTCAAATAAATACCGACTTTACGCAGTTCTTCCTCATGTTTTGTTGCGTTATCGTCACTTTGTTTTACAACCAGTTTTTCACGATTAAATAAACCGCGGGTATAAACAGTTGCTACAACATCAGAGCCTTTAAGCTCTACATCTTCAGCCAGTACAACGTTTGCTACTTTCAAAGCTTCATCGCTGTTTTGGCTGTCGACAATTTCATATTTGCCGTCTTTTACAGCTAACAGAGTGCCACGTACATAACTTGCAGTAGCACCCTTGAGGGTAACGTTTGCAGTCATTGCAGTAATTGCAGTACCGCCGATTAATTCGTCATATTCTACGCCTTTGATTTTTTCGGTGTAAGCCATTATTTTTTACCTCCGTTTAATTGGTTAAGGATTTGTGCCATGTAGTCCATGGATTTGCCCGCCACTTCATCGTCGGGCGGGGTCGGTGCAGCGATATTATTAACACCGCTGGCATTGCTGTCATTAATCATGTTTTCGACAGTTTTTTGTGCAGGGCTTTTTGCGGACAAAACCGCATTGATGTACTCTTTGACATCGTCTGCACCTTTGCCGTTTGCTTTTGCCACGTCAACAATGGCATTAACTGCCACGTTGTCACATTTCAACGCGTCAAGACCTGCCACACGTTCGCGTTCTGCTTTGACAGCATTTTCGACCGCGTTTGCGTCGTTGGTCGGCTCGGTGATTTCGTCAAACATACCGAGCTTGTTCAGGATTGCTTCAAGTTTAGTCATGTTTTGAGTTTCCTCGCTTTCTATGCGGTTTTTAATTTTGTCCGCATTTTTAAATTTATCTAAATCGTATTCAACTTTGTTGACGATCAAGATATTATTATTCAGCACTGGGTCAAGCTTACCGCTGATTTCATCAGCAAAACCATAATTTACGCATTCATCAGCTGTTAGCCATGTTTCTGCGTCCATCAGTTCCGCCAGTTTCTCCGCCTTGAGGTTGCAACGCTTTTGATAGGCGGAAATGATACTGCCTTTAATTTTATCTAGTGCATTTGCAGTACTGGTCAGCTCGTCCGCGGTGCAGTAATCACCCATATAAATCATGGGATTGTGTATCATCATCATTGCGTTTTTAGGCATAATGATTTTATCACCTGCCATTGCGACGATTGTCGCTGCAGACGCAGCCAAACCGTCAATAATTACAGTAACCTTGCCCTTGTAGTCGATTAACTGATTACTGATTGCGTGAGCGGCAAAAACATCACCGCCACCGCTGTTAATACGTACTGTGACATCACGACCGTTTAAACTTAATAAATCGTCCGCAAATGCCTGAGGGCTAGTATCGTCAGACAACCAACTTGATTCGCTGGCAATTGCTCCATAAATTAAGATTTCGGCGTTGTTATTTACGCTGTTTTTGACTTGCCAAAACTTACTCATTATTATCACCTCCTGACTGTCCCGTATTATCTGCAACAGGCACGCTCATATTATTATTGAGCCAGGTGTCACGCTCGATACCGATTTGACTAATGTTATCGTCGTAATCTGTGCCTGTTAACTCTGCACTCTCACGCTCTCCTGTACTATAGCCGTACTTACAACGCAGGGCCGCACCGTTTACCTCTTTGACGGGGTCAATCATGCCCATTACAGGACCAAACCAGTCCGCCTTGCTCCATGCAGCCGTGATTAACGGGTCTGTACCGTAGCCAGGTGCCTCAATACGTCCTAACGCAACAGCCTCGGCTAACCATGCCTCATATATCGGCTGACAAAAATCGCGAGCAAACCAGGTACGGCGAGTTTTAAACAACGCCCCCGCCTGTAGGAGTGCCGCCCTAGCCGCACTGTATGAGCTGTTAAACCTTGCCATTAACACCTCGGACGGAATGCCGATTGCCGCACCAATCAAACTAATTAATTGATTAGTAAACGGCTCAAACGTAGACATGGTACGTGAGCCGTCAACAGCCTTAACATCCACGCCGTCGGGGAGCAGGTTAACGCTGCCAGTGCCTAGATTGATACCGCTCAACATCTCGACTTTATCGTCAAAGCTGTAAGTATCGTCAACGACGTTATAAATGTCGTTCTCCCCTGCTTTTGATGTAAAAAACAGGGTGAAGAATGATTTGATTACCGCCGCCGTAAGCTCTGCACCGATATAACGGCTTACCTGCTTTAACGTCTCAATTACTGGTGCAAGGTACGGTACACCTCGGTACTGTTCGGGTCGTTCCTCGTGACTTATCTGCAAAATATTAGCTCTGCCTGTGAGTTTTCCGAACGCCTCTACCCTGCACCATTCAAGCGGTTCTACCGCCGTCGCGAAATCATTAGGTGTCCTTGACGCCACCCAGTACGCTACTACAGTTCCATCCGCGTCAATTTCGACGCCGTTGTAAATTCGGTTGCCGTTTGTCGGATTTTTCGCAGTGACGGCATCTATAAGCCCAATATTATTTGGATTACAGACACGGGACGCCTCGAATAGCTGTATACGCAGGCTGTACGGGTTATCGGGTGTAGCCTTACGGTATTTAAGTGCCGCCCACGCATCGCCGTCGATTAAATAGCCCAGGTATGCTATGTCCTGCATATCGTAAAAATTGTTTTTGCGGTACAGGTCACAGGATTTAGTCTTTGCCCAAAGCTCAAACTCGCGGAATGTTTTCCGTTGCCAGTCTTTAGCTTCCTCAGCCGTAAGTCCTAATGTGACGTAGTCGATTTTAGGTGATACTTTAAGCCCTGCACCGATTACGTTGGTTCGCGAGCGGTTAATCGCCGCTGCACCGACAGGAGAGTTACAAAACAGGTCATATGATCGTGACCGCAGTGTGTTCAGGTTCGCGTCGACATCTGACTGCGGACTGGCTTTGATGGGATTGTATGCTGCCAGTGTTGTTTTCCTGTGGCTTGCCCCGCCCTCGGAGTAACCGCTGTTTTTAATTTTGCGTTTCTTCATTAAGATTCACCCCCTTTCTGTTAGTCATGTAGGATGATTCTTGCTGTTCTTCGGCGTTTGGTGCGTCCGCCAATGGTGACGCCCATATTTTCAAGCCGTTTAATTTCTGCCCGTACCTCTGCAAGGTCCGCACGGGTTAAAGTACGATTACCTATACGATAACTCTGCCCGCCTACTAGGATAGCCTGTTCAGCATCGTAATACATCTGTAATCGCTCTGCTAGTGGATTCATAATCTTAACTCCAATTCATTTTTCTAATCGTCCCGAACCTGCGTCGCGGTCTACTTGTGGTCGGTTCGGGTGCTGTTTCTGTTTCCGCCCTTGCTGATACGGCTTTCTGATAAACCTCCCAGTCGGGATTTAAAAAAGCCATACACGCGAGGTTATAGACTTTTAAATCAAGTGGTTCATTTCGTTTGTCTTTAGCGACGTTCCGCCACTCAAATGTAAGCCGTCCGTTTTTCACGCGGGCAACTTTTTTCTCGGAAATCAAGCCCTTGAAATAAATCTCGTCGTATCCGCGAACTTTCCAATCGCCGATATCGTCAAGCGGAAAGTGCATATATTTAGGACCCGCCACATCAATGCTCAAACGGTCCATTATATATTGTTTACCGCTGTCTGTGCCGATAATCACGAGCGGTACTGTCTTGCCAGTGTTGGTTTTGGTATTACTTTTACTGTAAAGCGGTTTGCCCGACACGCTTGCACCCTTGATAGCAAATCGCCTAAATGCTCTGCGTGACAGACAGTATTTATAAACCTCCTGCGAGTAGTGACCACCGCTGTCGATAAACGTACAGCTTACTTTCAGCTTTCGACCGTCCGCAAAACTGAACTCGCGGTTTAATTCAGTGTCGAGTTTTTCCCACACTTCAGCAGTATCAGGTATTCCATAAATCGTATCTTTTTTTATACCCCACTGTTCCTCACCGAGCCCCCAACCGCAGATTTCAAACTCCAGGCGGTTGTCCTGCGTGTCGACCGCTGCGGTCAATAATAATACGCCGTCGGGTAATTCAGCCCCGTAATTTTCTCTGCGGTCTAAAAATTTCTCAGGTCCATCAAACTCGCCGTGGTTTTCATATGCTTCACCAAACCGTGTATTGTATATAACTTTCTCGCGTTCGGGGTCCCCTTGAGCTTCAAGCCATTCTTGCATTACCGTCGACCATGATATCCACGGTGACGCCCAACAGTTTACAAAAAAACTGCGTACACCTTTTTCAATCGCCGTCGGGTTTTGAGGTACATATTTCTGCCTTGCGTTCTTCATCTCGATTTCGCCGAACGCATACCCGCAGTCGGGGCACCGCCATTCAACACGTTTAACGTTGACGTGTTTTATTTTTTTTCTGTCATAATACGTGTCGTATTCGGCTTTGATATCCCTATGCGTTATACAGTGATATTCTCCGCAGTTCAGACATTGATGTTGCCACTCTTCCTGAGTGCCTTCCATGTATTCGTCCTCTATACGAGATTCACCAAGGTTTGTCGGCGTCGAAAACTCACCCATAACCCTATCCCAGAACGTTGTCATACGCTTACTGGCAAGGTCTATCGGGTCGCCCTCTGTACCTGCACTATCAGGGAAACGGTCGATTTCGTCGCATAACAGAATTTTAATCGGACGCGACGCTAGTCCTGCGGGACTGTTAGCACCGCCCATAATCAAGCGACCGCCTGGAAACAGCTTTGACAGAATAGTGTTACCGCTTTCACGGCTTTTAGATTCTCGGAAAATATTCCGCAACGCTTTGGTGTCACGTATCATCGGAGCAATACGCGACTTTGAATAGTCCTGTGCCATATCAATCGTCGGTTGTATCATCATAATTGGGGCAGGTGCAAGGTGTGCAAAGCGTCCGATAATATTATTCATCATGTCCGACTTGCCTATCTGCGAGCAGGATTTTACAACCACCTTCCACACGCCGTATTGAGTGAACGCGTCCATAATCTCGCGTTGATACGGTGCTCTGTCGGTTCGCCACTTACCTGGTTCAGCCGACCCCTCGGACGACAACATTCGGTACTCGTCCGCCCATTCGGATACCGACATTTTTGGAATCGGTCGCAAGGCCTGCTTTGCAATGCCCTGGAACAATTTAATCGTTTTCTGTATTCCCATTGTCCACACCCTCAAACAGTGCAGGACTGTAGTCGCTTAATTCTGCAAGCCTGTTTTCAATTTCTTCTGTTAAAACTTTGCTGATATAACCTTTATCTTTATTGCATAGCAGCGGTGCCATGGTGGTCGGTAATGCTAATAACTGACTGCGGATGTTAGTCAACATATCGGTCATGACCATCTCAACATCTTCCGCGTCGTGTACCTGCCCTTGTCGTTTGGCAAGCTCAAGCTCCGCAAGCTGTCTTTTTGCCATTTCATGCTTGGCTTTTTCCGCCATGTAATCAGCGTCGCCATCATCCGCATATTTAAATTCATAATAATCTGATATAGCTTTAGGGATGTTAAATGTCCCGTCCGCTTCACGTGTCAACACTTCCTCATTCACGAGCTGATTAACACGACGGACAGTAAGCATTAATAATTCCGCTAATTCCGCTGTACTGCCTATTTTCGGTTGTTGTTTTACCATGTGTTCTCACCTCATGCACGTGTCCAATAGAAGGAAACATATTAAAAATTTTCAATATCTAGAACGTTTTTGGGGCTATTCCGACCCGCAGCGTCTTTATTCCCACAGAAGTACCTACCCATTTTTCACAAAACAAAAGACGCTACACGCGTATGTGTAACGTCTTAAAAAGAGAAGGAGGAAAACAACTGTGTTTGCCTGCACTTATTATTATATTGTAGTTTTCACTGAAAAACTGCCGCAGTTTTTATTCACACGGTTTCATTAGGTTTTCGGCGACCGCGAATAGCATTGCCTGCAAGATAAAGTCATCTCGCCAATCGTAATATGTCCGCTGTCCTATCCGCATATTATCCGCCGTAAAGTCGGGCTTTTCGTTTAGACGATATCGCCGTTGAGCAAGCTCGCCTGCAAGCTGTCCATTAAACTGCCTGTATGTTTTAGCGATAACATCAAGCCATTTCTCAGGATGTTTGACGCGGGTTGTAAATAAGCCCTCGGTCAAAAACACAAACTTAATCGGCATTATATGTCGTATTGCTGTCATGGCGGTAGGGTCGCTTATTGCTTTATTCGTCCTCACGTTCGGCTTGTGTGCGTCCTGCTCAAGCCTTGCAAACTTGACAGCCGTGGTAATTAGCCTTTCATTATAGAAATAAAACTCTAGCTTTTTAATCTGCTGTTTGTTTAATATCATTGCGTAATTCCTATGCCAGTATCACGATACAGCCGTTTTCCTGTGGTCTCCATTTCTGCTGTCGGCTTATCGACGTGTTCCAGATAGCCTTTAATGATCTCGCAGAAATTCTTGAGCCTTGTCTCACGTTTTTGGAGTTTGCCGTAATCATTGTCAACGACGGTCGCAGCACACAGTAGCACTCGAGCTAATGCGTCCTCAAGTATTTTTATTGTCAGCTTTACCATGACAACACTCCTTTGCATATTTTGACAATAGAAAAGCCGCTGACCAGTTAAGGCCAACGGCTATCGTTATTTATTTTTCATCGCTTTCGCTATTATACATTATATCATAGTAATAGTGTGACATTCTATGCCATCTTTTTATTTATTTCCGTCTCTAATACGTTTTACATATTCTCGTACCAATACTTCTTGTTCTGCAGTCAGTCTAAACTGTACTCGCTTAGTAGGAATATCTCCATTTATCTTTTTTCGACCAGCTCCTGGACGTGCACCTCCAGAGTTTGCCCTAGCTCCCCCCCCAAGATGCTTTTTGTTTGTCTTCTTCAGCCATTTTCTCTCTTTTCTCTTGCCTTTAGCTATACTTTTAATGATGTGTAGACGGTGGCAAGTACCGCCTACATTTCATTTCTCTAGCCTTGCTTATTTAGTAAGCAGGGCTTTTACTTTTTCTTTAGCCTCCTCTAAATTTTTGCTATCATTTAGGATTTCCAGAATTTTTCTTGTTTGATTTTCTTGTGTTTCCTTTACTAATAATTCGCCTACATTACTCATTTCATCCATGGTGTTCTCCTTTCTGATACCTGCCATCTTTTTATAAGCTATGCTCTTTTTTATATGTTTCTACATCAATTTCACCTGTTTTAAGCATCTTAACAAAATGCTTGACGATGATTGTCTGTTCTGCTGTAAGTCTAAACTGTACCTGCTTAGTAACATCAGCACCAGTAAGCTTAGGACGCCCTGCACTACATCTTGGAACAGCGCTTGCAGCTTGGTTTCATCCCATTCACCGCTGATTTTATTTAGTGCCACGTTTAATGCTTTTTCGTGTGTAGTGTCAAGGTCTACTACTACACACTCAACCTCGGTGTACCCTAGGTCCTTCATTACGGTCAAGCGTTGGTGGCCTCCTACTACATAGCCAGTGCGTTTATTCCATATCACGGGCTCTACATAGCCAAACTGCTGAATAGAACGCTTTAGCTTCTCATATTCTTTATCGCCAGGCTTCAATGCCTTGCGGGGATTGTACCCCGCTGGCAGCAGCTCGGTGATGTTTTTTATCTCTGTTAGCATAGTAACCTCCTAAAAATGGGCAAAGAAAAACCCGCCGATATTACTCAGCGGGTATACGTTTTATTTTACGTTTTTGTTCACTAATTCCATTAGCTCTTTAGCTTCCTCATCAGAACCAACAACATTCTCGCACTCCACATAGTGCATCGCATGGTCAATCACATCGTAAGGCGTTTTTCTTATCTCAACGCATTTCTTTTTTTGGCCAACCATAGCATATTTTTGATATCCTAGTTTCACAATAGTATAACCTTCTGGGCTTGTCGCTACAATTCCCATAGGTATTTTTTCTCAAACTCGTCCATAAATTCGTTCATAAAATTTCTCCTTAGCTTGTGGTTTTACTCGTTCTCTGTGTAGCCAGGGCATTTTTTTTTATTTGTCCAATATTCCTCTGGCGGTTTGCAAGCCATAAGTAGGCAGCAGCCTTTGTATTTGTTCACACAGAGATTACACTGCGGAATATGTTCTACTACAAAATCACCTTTTTGAAATGACCACCTTGCATCTTTCTTTTCTTCACCCATCGTTATTCCTCCTTAACTATTCTTGCATAAATCTCTATTTTTCCATTATTGAGACAAACGCCGTCTACTGTTATCTTTGTATTTCTTGGCAAAATAACCTCTGATTCTGCATCATTTTTGCGACCAACAGTCGGAGTTACGATACATTTTTGACCTTTTTCGGCCAAAAAATGAAATTGTACTGGCCTAAACTTAAAGACGTTTATACTTTCTGCACAGGACGTTGACGTATACGCCGGTAAAGTAAACGTAGAACCTGATATTAATTTATCAAGCTTAGCAACGTCAATTTTTCCGAAGCACTCATCAAGGTCAAAAGGTGACATATTTTCTGCACCTTTCCCTAAGCCGGGGACATTTATTCCCATCTCTCCACAAATACTTATTAATACACCAACGCCATCGAATCTGTGAAGCATTGTGTTATCTGGCAACCTTGGTACATGTTCAAAAGCTGAATCCAACAACAGAATTCTTTTTTGCAGCTTTTCGCTTAATTCGTCAATACTATCGGTTCTTAATGCAGTATTAATCGCAAACGAATCGCCATTAGCTACATACCCTTTCGTTACGGCTCTCGCTTCTTCCTTGCTTAATACATTTGAAAAAACCGCTCTGTTTTCTTTAAGAAAATCTTTATTCTCAATCAAAGGAGTAATCTCTTTGGCAAAATACCCTGCATCCTTTAATCTATCTTGGATATCCCCTATGTTTTTTCTATTATGTCCTTGCATTGCTCTTTAGTGCTCTCAAGAAAATCATCCAAGACCAACATTGCTTCTCTAAGATTGCGTTTGGCTTTTAAAGTATTGTACGCCTGTTGGACGCCAAACATTGGTCTTGTTTTATTGTCACTGATACATTTTTCTACAATGCTATATGCCGATTTGCCAGCAGGGCTTTCGTCGGCCTTTAATTTTTGTAAAATTTCATTTACACTTTCAGATATTCTTTCTTGAACGCTTTTAATAGGGTCAAAGGCGTTAGCGACCTCATTTAAGACCCCGCCTTGGTTCGTGCTTATATTAGCATTTTGTTCTTGATATTGCAAGTCTTGCTTTGGATTAAATGCAGCGGCCACACTAGCAAGGGTTTCGCCAGGTGCCTTCGCGGTATTTTCCTTCTTTGGAGATGGCAACTTTTCCACAGTACACTTTGCACCGTTAAACTTGCCACCAGCTCCACCATCAATATTGCCATAGGCATCTAAATGTACCGAAGAACCGTTAATCTTGCGCCAGTTCTTTGGATTCTTATCGTCAGGATATCCTTTAGTATCAAAGGCCTTTGCTAATAGGTTTAATAACTCGCTCATACAAATACCTCGTAAAATAGAAAAAGCGCCAATCCTAAGATTAGCGCTCGTATATAAAAAGCTTTTGCTGTAATTTTCGTCTTCGGCGATAATGGTTTGCCGAAGAGCTGTCCAAGTTTATAAAAGGAGGTAAACAGAATCGCAGTAACACAAAAGGCACCAACCTTTTAGGTGGTGCCTTAGCATTACTTACAATTTTTTCATTTTAATTATAACATAGGTAAAGGAAGCTGTAAAGTCCGGACTTGTGAAATTTTATCTACGAGGTGTTATTAACCCTAATCCTGCTGCTGCACCTGTCGCAAAGCAAAATATATCATTCTGCAATACAAAATACAGGCTTTTCCCGATGTTCAGATTGCAGCATATAGTTTTCTGGTCAAGCGAGAGTCTATATTTATCATGTATCAACTGTCCCTGTAGCTTGCCGGAGTAGTACATTTCTGTCATCTTTGTAGCTTTAAGCCACCGTTCAGGGTGCCTAAGAGTAAAAACATCTCGTTGAGCGCCTATTGCAGCACCATAAGGGACTTCAACACATTCTATTTCTCCAACGTCTCTTAATGCTACGTTACAGGTTGGGTCACTACGAAGGGCATTGCCACTACTGCCACCTGTCTTTGAAATGCCAGGGTCTAAACGTTTCTCGGCAATAGCCTGCTCAATATTGATACGATAGCGAAAGCAGAAGTCAATAATCTTGTTTACGTTCATTCCGGCACTCCTCCATTTTAGACAATTTGTGAAAATACAGCAAGATGACAGAGTAAATAGCCATATCCGTCAGGCTTTCGTCTATCTTACAGCCGTGCACGTCATTATTGTAGATATGACTAATGTGTTTAAGCAAGTATTCTTTGGTTACGTCATACATGGTGCCAGCATCAGCTTTTTTGTAGACCAATCTGGCCCCGGTGCTGAAATTAGCAAGCGGGTCATTAGTAGAATACTGTTCATTTTTCTCGGCAAACTTCTCCTCTAACTCTCGAAACTTATTTAAAATAAAGTCTGTAAAATCATTTTTTTGCATTTTCCTTTCCCCCTTCAACAATGCCGGCTGATACTAAGAGAGCATGATTATCAGTTGAATGTGTCTTGCACTGAATACGCAGCTTTTCTTTATAAAGTGCACCAAAAACTTTCATCCGAGTATCTTTTTTTGTCATTTTCCCCCCAGTTGTTTTGTACTATATCAACTACCACGCTAAGAGTATCATACAAAACATCATCTATTAAGTATTCTTTAACTTCCTTCACAACAGCATTATATTCTGCTTCAGACAGTGTTCTTGCTACATTATGCTGTTTATTGTTTTTTGCTGCACGGCGCAACTTGCGACTTAAGCTCCCCATTTTTATACCTCCACAAAATCAATTTCAGGATTGTTAAAAAGAAGCATCTTTCGTTTCAACAAATACTCCTTTGTGCGCACCCCTTTAACATCTACTACTTCAATATGTCCATCTGTGTAAAAAACTTTAAAGTCAGCAACGTAATTTATTGCTCTTACTGTCTTACCTTTATAATTGTATTTTGGCTGTAGCTCGTATTTCGGTTGCAGGACAAAATCTTTTACAACTCCGACCATTTTGAGCATTTTTAATTCGCAGTAATAATCGGCTTCCTTGGCTGAGTCGAATTTTATGCCGTCCACCATAGTTTTCCTATTGTGATATTTAGCCATAATTCACCTTAAAACGGAATATTTTCGTCGAAGGGCGCCGCCGTTCCCATAGCGTTAAAGTCGCCTCTTTGGCCACTCTCACCATTTTTTCCTTTGGGTTCGATGAATTCTACCCTATCGGCAATTACTTCTGTAGCATAGCGCTTTGTGCCGTCTTGTCCTTCATAGCCACGAATATGCAAACTGCCTTCTACCAGTAAACGTTGGCCTTTGTGAACATTGTTTCCTACTACTTCAGCAGTTTTGTTCCAAGTAATAACGTTAACGAAATCAGTTTCTTTTTTCCCAGCAGCATTAAAACGTCGGTCTACCGCCAATGTGAAACTTGTAACTACCTTTTGATTATTTGTATACTTAACTTCTGGGTCTTTAGTCAGTCTCCCTAATAAATAAATTTTGTTCATGTTTTATCACTCCTTATTTTGTCATACCATAAAGCTCGGCGGGCATGGAATTTCCCTGTAAGTTGGTCGCCACAAATGCAAGCAGCGTTTATGCATATTAACATACCGGCTTCTTTTGGGGTGCAACTGCATCACTGCTTCTCCTTCATCAAAGAACATATCTTTGATGCGACACATATCGTTCCAGCTCGGCATGGCATCACCGTTTTCCATGGTGACAGAAACGTGCTCCCAGCCACCACCTGTAGAAGCAATCACGAAAAACCATTTTGCACCAGCCTTTACTTTAAACACGCCGTTCTTGTCATCTCCAAGAGTTTCATAAAGTTTTAATTCTAATTTGGGTTCGCGGTATCGTTCAAGTTCATTAAGATTACGCATTATAAGCCTCCTTTGTCATATCCCAGTGCTTTTTTATGCGACAAAATACATCATCAGCTTTCAACCATCCTACTACATCATCTTCCTCTTTTTCGAGGTCGGTTAGTAATCCCATAATTTCAATCAATCCTTGTTTATAGCCATAGCTTCCCGGCGCAACAACAGCGCTGCAGACAACTTCATCATAAGCAGGATAACATACATGTACGCTCATCCCATCTTTTTGCATTCTGCATACAGATACACAAGGAATACCTGCATCCGTAAGCATATCTGTTAATTTGTTGATTTCACGAAATTGATTTAAATTCATCGTTTGTCTCTCCTTTGTCTTGTGCTTTGAGAATTTTTTTCTGATTGCTATTTAAATAGCAATCAGCCATACCTGTTGCGGCGAACATTCCCCATAACGCTATTAACACAGAGAGGACTATTTCTTCAGTTAGCATTTTTCATCACTCTCCAATCGTTCTATCCATCTATGCATTTTTATCTCTGCAAGTACATTTATTAAATTGTTCTGAGTCAAGCCCAAGACATCCAAGTAGCATCGTACATCTGCAATCTCTTCTAACAGTTGTTTTTCTGCTTTCACAACATCTAAAGGTGTAACATTGTGGTTCATTTTTTCCGCACGAATCGACTTCAACGCCGCTTGAGAAAGCTCCACTGCTTCCTCTGCTAATCCTTCTAATAATGTTCGGCGGTCTAATCGTTCATGCACGATTGCGACTTTATTAAAATAGTTTTCGTTCATTATTTACTACCTCTATTCAACATAAACGTGGGGACGTAAGTCCCCACTTTGTTGTTAATCATTTAATTTTTCTGATTTTCATCTGCTCACCCTTGATGGGCTCATAGCCATTCTTTTTCACTGCTTGTCTATAGTTTTGTCTAGCAAAAATATTCTTAAGACTTCTTTTCATTTGCGTTCCCCCTTTGTGATAGCAATCTGTTTTCTTTATGCGCAGTTCTAGCCATTTTTGCAAGCTCACTTAGGCTAAAAGCTAAGCAACTAGGACAAATTACTAGTTCAATGTTGTTTGCCAGCAAATAGTGATTGCAGCTGCCGTTATTCTTGCCGCATACAGCACACTTACTGTCCATCATTTCCCTCCTTGTCCATAATAAAACAATTCCCCATGTCAATATAAGCTCTCCCAGACAAGCTATATTCAATTTTATTGGCCAAAAAAAACGGAATACCATTGACAACAATGTAAGTCGGATGGTCATAATCGTCGTTTAATGCCATCGGCTTAATATTGCACCATATGATGCCGTTGCCGAACTCGTTGTTGTATTCTTGAGCAGCCTTGGCAGCATCCATCAGCTTTTCTCTCACAGAGTTAAAAAGCATTTCTTGTTTTTCTTCTTTTGTCATTTCGCATCCCCCTTAGTCGATAGGCAGAAATCTCAGTTGTTTGTTTACAGCAGCCAGCCTAAACGCCATTACTGTTTTAGATACCTGCGCATATTTGTAATCATTAAGGTAAATCTTCAAAATACCCATTTGCTTATAAACATCAGAATCGCTCAAGCCTAAACTGCGCCCATAGTCCAGGCATTCGGCGGATGTCGGCAAATATGGAGTTATCTCGCGTCCCTCTGCCAGCTTGGCAAGGGTCCACCGCCACATCAGCTTAGTTTGATAATCGGCGTTCTTAGAAGGCTCTATTTTAATTGGTTCAGCCGACTGTTGTTCGCTGATATATTCTCCTTGGGCTTTCCGCAGTGCTTCGCCCATAAGGGCTGAACTGATTATATTTTGCGGTACTCCTTGAGGGCTCGGCATAGTTAATGCTATTCTTTCCGCAGCTGCCCATCGTTCCGGACTAACCTTCTCCCCATACAGGTTGTACCACAAATCAACGGTCGTTCGAAGTGTATCTTCCACGGTTGGTACTTTACCAGGATTCTCCGGTACAACCACCTGTGGCATTCTTCGTCCAGAGTTGATTAATGCCAGGATGGTTTTAGCTATACGTTGCTTAGTTATCACTACCATCACCTCCTAAGTATTTAGCGAATGCATTGGCGATGTCGCCACAACTGTTTCCTCTTGGAGCGTCGTAATCGACTCCCGAGGCTAATCCCCTAGCCACCGCCTCTACATACCTGTATCGCCGAGCTCCATTTCTGCAAGCACGTTCCACAGCTCGCTGATAACAGCTAAAACCAACTTCACTTAGCAGGTTTTGCATCTGCTCGGCTAATATCGGAGTTATCGGTCCAATATTCCGCTCGTAAACCTTTATGGCTTCACCCATATCGCCTTCTCCGGTGCGAATCGGCATCTCGCTCGGTAAGGAAACTTGGTTAACCTCTTTTTGATTTATGGTTTGCTCGCGCGCGTATGCTGCTGCATTATTATTATTCTTGTTATTCTTGTTATTCTTGTTATTCTTGTTATTCTTGTTTGTGGCCCTTTGTTGGCCTTTTATTGGCCCTTTGTTGGCCCTTTGTTGGCCCCAGTTATCTGCTTCGTCTTGATAAAAGCCGTAATTCACTAGGGTTATGACGGTGTATCTTCTGGTCCTTGTATCAACATTTATCATCGCTAATTTGACCAAGGTCGAAAGAAAGGTTCTGACACGCTTTCTCGTCCACCGCCAACGTTCAGCTAGCTTATCCTGTGAGGTGATAAATTGCCCCCTAGCAACCCAGACTGTTTGGTTTCCGAGCAGTATATCTCGCCCGACATGATTGGCAAGAAGTATCATATCCACCCAAGCTGCGCGCCTACAGAAAGGCTCGTCATCAAGCCAAATGTCGGAGCTTTGGATTTTTCGGTCAATTTTTATCCACCCCATGCTCCCACTCCCTTAGCAGCAAATCTTTGTCAGCATCTGACAAGAACTCTATTCCATAAGCTTTAGCTTCTATAATCACCATGTCTAAGAGATGGCTAAATTCAGCAATATTATAATGACTACTACCACGCCAGCACCTATATATCTCCATCCGGCCTTGCTCCCCATATACGACATCGCCTGTAGGCTCCACTATTCTGTAAATCGCCTTCAGTCTATCGGCAACACAAGGAATAATCGCTATATCCTCAAAAAACCCGAAATCTCGAAGAAGTTTTTCATATAATTCCTCGGACGTGGTTTTTAATACCACGGCTAATTCTTGAAGCATAGCCCACAGCGCCGCATTTGCCGTCAGTGAACGTTTTTTAGACTTTACGCTGAATTGTACCTGTATAGGTTTTCCTTTAGCCTGTGCCCTAAGTAGGCGTTCACAGGAGGGTATTTGTTCTTCTGGCAATGGCACTTGCAGCATGCCAGAGAAATAATTTATATTATTTGTATTGAAGCGCATGTTACCACCTATAAATAATTTCTCCCGATAAACTTCATCCATTCTTTATGACTATGAGTGTCCTCATAACAGCTTTGAGCAAAACGTCTAAGTCTAAGGTCTGTTTTCCTGTTCATGTGTGGGCCTAAACATCCGCGATGGTGTTCAGCGCATAGCCATATAGTTAAGCCTAATCGTTCAGATATAGGCCGCATCCCTCGGCCGAATATCACATGATGACATTCCAAGCCGAGAGTTGTGCCACACATAAAACAGGTCTTTTCGTCCTGCAATATGCTTTTCATGCTATTCCCCTTTCATCATTAATCGACGTGCTTCGTCGTGTGCCTCCTTAAACTTTGCACTATTGGCGATAAAGTTTAATTGTTCCAGTGTCATACTCTCAAGTGCCACCCATCCAGCATTGCCAAAAACTTCCAAGCGGCCATTTACAGTTCTGACACTTTGTTCAGTTGCTTCTGCTTGTTGAGCATTGATATACTTTGACCCATCATAGTTTCCGCGATAAATATCTGCAGCAACACCGACACACTTTGCGGCATTCCCTAATGCATCCGTAAGACACATTTTATAAGCTTCGTCGTTGACCGCTAAACCGCTTTTAGTTTTCTTTAAGATGAAATTCCCTCCGATTCCCGGGATGGCTGCACTCCAAGATTTTTCGTTTTTTACGTACAAGTTTATGACCATGAACACCAAGCGTTCGCCACTCGGGCAATCCTGCACCTGTATGTCTACAACTTCAAACTTCCATCCGATACCACACAAGCCGAACTGTTCAGTCAGGGCTTCAATACGCCACTGAGGATTAATATCGCTTTTACCTTTAAGAGCTCCGAACTCAATGGGCTTCAAGGCATTTTGTGGTGGTTGGCTCATAGCTTCATATCTTAAATCCATGTTCATTCCTCCGTTTTTACTGTAAACACATCAGGGCTGTTACTATAGGTTACGCAGTCCAGCACCTCGCCATCCTCAGTAATAAGGCGACCATCATCGGCTTGATGCAATGTCTTCTTGTATGCGGCCCAATCAACACTCTCCTTGGTCTTAATGTAGCCAGGAGCACTGCTTTTTACGTATTCTAAAAGTTCCGTGTCATCCTTTGTGTAGACCACACCGCCTTTTCTAAAAGAGCATTGGCCATTAGGCAGTTTGAAAGTTTTGCTTTTTTTGCCTTTAAGTTGCTCAGCTGCGAATGGCTGCAGCAGTGCTTCAAAATATTCGATATCATTTTCCAGAGACTGTTTTTCTGCAACCTTCCATGCTAAAATTTGGTTTACTTTTTCGAGTGCGAACTGCTCAATCTCAGCTACTTTACGACGGCGCTCGCGAATCTTATCCAGAACCCAGCAAGCTTTATCCATGTTGTCGACCACAAATGTTGCAGTCACTTCTGGAGCAGTTGCCTGCAAAAATTTTTCTTCAATGTTCATTTTTTGTTTCCCCCTTTATCTCCAGCACCTTGGATGCCAACGCATCTTAGTGCTCTATCAACAGATTTGTCTGCCAAAATAGCTATCGCCAATGCAGCCCAATTAAAATCAGTAGGTTTTCCAGAGTTATAACAAGGCCCTATTAAATGTCCTCCTAATGTATTGAGAATCATGGCTGCACCTCCTCACCAATGTATAAACGCTGGTCAGCATATATTTTGGGAACCCGCCCAGAGAATACGATGTATCCTTGTGCTTCGAGCTCTCTGTTTAGCTGCCTGATTACATCATACGCTTTATTTCGGCCACAGCCGGTCAGCTTAATTAAGTCTTTCGCATTATAATATGTTTGCATATTCTCACCCCCGTGTGCTATAATATGAATATGTTGTTTTTTGTTGCGCACCCCCGTGCGTAAAAAGGCTCTCGGCCCTGTGGCCGAGGGTCTTTTTGATTTGCACGTTTCATTTTTTGACTTCTTTGTATAACGGCACTTTAATTACAGTGCCGGGTCCTAACATAATCACCGCAGCCATGCTTTGTAAGCCGTTTGCTTCAACAATATCGTCAAGCACGTATTGAGGGTCGTCGTATTTATCCTGCTTTCCACAATACTTCATAGCGACGCGCCATAAAGAGTCGCGTTCTTTCATTACGTAATATTCATAGGTTAATTCATACTGAGGTGGATTTGAGTAGCAGTAAGCACTATATGTTACTACTAAAGCAGTCGCTATCAACATTAAAATCTTCATTTTATCCTCCCAATTAATAAATCGGATTTTTTTTATCGAGCTCAAATTCTTCTCCGAATTTCTTAATATGCTCTTCGCAATATTTTGTGAAGAATTCCTGTGCTGTGCAAGGAGCAAGCTCAATGTGCAACATTTCACGCAGTTCATCATCCATTAACATTACGGCTACATCTTCGTCAATCATCACGCCATAGCTGTTTTGTACTTTTTGGTTCATTGTTATCCCTCCTTTCGTTTGCATCACATTAATCACTCTTCTTGCCGTTTAAAGCAAGTCTTTTTTTTACTAAATCATCAATTGTGCAGTTAAACAATCCAGCTAATATAACTAATCTATTTATAGCTGGTGAAAACTCTCCACTTTCCCATTTACTGACATTGGCTCTGCTCACTCCACATGCATTGGCGACTGCGTCTTGAGTCAATCCGTATTTGTGTCTGAAGAACTTTAAATTTTCTGAAATCACATAATCACCACCTTTTGTGCGAAATCCGCACTTTATGCTCTTATTGTAGTTCTTTATTCGCACAAAATCAAGCTTTTTTTTATTGCCTTTGTGCGTTAAACGCACTATAATGTTGTTGAGGTGGTGATTGTATGAGTAGAATAGATACAAAGTTGCGTGAACCACTCACCACACTATATTTACCAAGCTCTACGGCTAGTCCCTAGCCTGAATTATATAATAATTT